TGCTCTAAAATGCATATAAACAGCTTCATCATTTGTTTTATTATTATTAATAGCTGCTATTCTAAACTTAACTAAATCATTGACAGGTTGGTTTGTATCAACAGAAGTTTTTGTATACATAGGCATCGCTGTGATTTTATCCAAAGCTTCTAACTCAGTTGCATTTATGCCATAATTCCAAACATTTTTAAGTGGGGATGTAGATGGAGAATCTCTTAGCCTACCTCCATTATTTCCTGGGTGGCCCATGTTAAGTCTTTCATCTATATTTTTAACTCTATAATTAGGAGATATTGAAATTATTGATGAATTTTGTGTACCTCCTTCTGTTGGGTTTTGAGGATTGTTTGTAGGAGCACTTCCACTGTCTGGGTAAGTATATAATTGTTTTCTAAAATCAGTAGGATATAAACCAGCTTCTCCTCCTTGAATAACATTATCTTTACTTATTAATTGTTGTTGATCATAAGTTATAGAGTCATTCCTATATAAAACCTCGGGGTTTGGTAAAAAAGAATTGGGTTGAGAAACAGAAGTTAGAAAATTTTGAGTATATGAAAACCCATTATCAGCATTTATAACTGGTGTACCGTCAGGAAATATTAATGATCCTATACTATTAGTATAATCTTCATATTTACCAGAAGCTCCTCTAGTTAGTGGAGAAATAAAACTTGAAGTAGTTCTATTATTAGGTCTACTCCCTACATAAAAATAATTAGGATCTGATTTTGATGCAAGATTTTGATTTCCTGTTCTTTGATCTGCAAATAATAGATTTGTATTTCCTATACCTAATATTGATCCTGGTCCTCCTGAGTATGAATATACATTAATAGAATTTTCAGAAGTAGTATCTACATGAAATTTATACAACTCATTTAATCTATTTTGATTTTCACCCTCTTGGGTTCTTTGATCTTTAGTTATTCCATAGTAAGTAGTTAAACCCGCAGAAGGGAATAACCCACCCTCTCCATTTGCTGTTGGGTCTAAACCTAAAAGATTTAAATGAGACCCAAAAGCACTCCCAGCAGTTTGTAATAATGTTGATGTTGGTAAATAAATACCTTGATTAACTCCACCACCACCACCTAATACTAACTCATTTCCACCAGAAGCCCCTAATGCATTACTTATAAAATTACCTACACTTTGGAATAGATTTGGATCTCCTCCCCCTGCAGGAGAAAATGATCCTTGACCTAGAGTTTGTTGAGAATTAGCTCCACCATAACCTAACCCACCAGCTTGTGTTTTAACAGATGTGCGAGATAACACATTTTCCTTTGCTATAAATAAAAATCCTTTTGGGGATTTTGTATCGAAAAACATTTGTGTTAATCGACTTACATCATCTATAGTATTGGATACTACCTTTAATCCTCCTCTAACAATAAAATCAGGTCCTGATCTTACTGGAAGGTCGTCAGATTCTAGTCCCTGGGGGATATCTTTAGTAATGTAAGGTTGTTTACTACTACCCCCATCACGTCTATCTTTCCCCCAAGGTAGATTAGTTAAATCTGTTTGGAAGTTAATTAAAGGCATATATTAATATTAAAGTCCTGCTGCTCCAGGAGGTAAATTATTTGCGTATCTATTTACTGGTTCTTGGTATGAATCGGCTGTTTCACCTAATTGTGAAGTAGGTGGATTTGTGTAACCCAAAGCACCTGCTCCAAAATTTTGATAAGCTGGGTTGTTTAATGTAGGATTTCCTATATTAGAGTATTGATTGTGAAGTTGGGAATTACCTACAATACTAACAGCAGGATCTGTAAGAGGATTAGTGTTAGGTGATACTGGAACCCCTAAAGGAGATCCATCTGTGTTAAACATATTTTCAATTGAATTTGACATAATTTTATATTTTAATTGTTATTTTGTTATAAATATTAACCCATTTTGGAAGTTGCTAATGCTAGTGATTTACCTACTTTATTTCCATCAAGTATCACATCACCACCTTCTTTCACGGCAGATATTAATTCTTTTAATAAGCCTACTATTTGAGCATTATTTGTATTAGATCCATTCCTATTTGATCCTTCACCTTCTAATAAACCCGGGAGTTTGCTTAAAGGCATTACTACTTCATCTTCACCTCCTTCACCAATAATGGCAGGAATACCCCCAGGGGTTGCAGGAACGATACCACCATCTGCTAAACCAACTAAAGAATTTACTTCTGATGATAAATCTGGGGATTCAATTTCAGTTATATCAACTCCTGGGATGTAATTCACCCCTCTTATTACCATATTAATGGCACCTACTACTAAATCTGTTATTGCTTGGAAAGGCATTAACACTAATTTTAATACTCCTCTAATTAGAGATTTAAAACCATCTAATAACATACTAAAATCAAAAGTTAGAATACCTACAATTACATCTGCAATACCCCCAAAAATCTCCGTAAATCCATCTGCTATGTTTTGAAAAGCATTTGAGAGTGCTGTTAAAGCAGGTTGTAATACACCCATAACTAACCCTATTACATCACCTATTAATTTAGCTATTGGTCCTAAAATTGCAAATATTGGTTCTAAAACGTCCATTACAACATCAAATATAGGAGCTAGACCATCCATTAATTGTATAAATATATCTTGAAGTTTATCCATAGCAGCCGCCATTTTTTCTTGTTGAGTTGCGGATTCAAACTGGGCTAATAATCCTGCTTCTGCTAATTTTGCCTTTTTATCTTCTGTAAGAGTACCATCTTTTAAAGCTTTATTATACATTTCTTGAGCATCACTAGCTGATGCAAAACCTGCTGCTTTTACTGCTTCTAATTTTTCTTGTTCTATTAACATTGCAGCCATATCTTCTCTAGACATATTAAATGCTTTGGCCATTGCTTCTTGTTGGATTACATTCATTGCTCCAAACTCAGCTGCTGTACCTACTTCTTTTCTTAATTCAGCTGCTAATTTAGCTTGATCACCTGCTAATGCTGCTGCTCTAGCTCCTTCTAAATTAAGTTGTTTACCTGTTAATAGTTCAGCTTCCATTTCAGCTGCAATTGAACTTTCAAAATCTAATAAACCACTTTGGGTAGCTTCTAATTGTTGTTGAGAAATACCCAACATTTTAGCGTTGAATACCTGTTTGGCCATTTCTTTGGTATTCATTCTATTATTCAACATTTGAACAGCTGACATTTCGCCAATACCTTCTTGAATGTCTTTAGCACTTATTGAAAGACCATTTTGAGCATTTAATTCCATTGTAACAGCTTGAACTTTTTCAAGTTGTTTTTGAATAGAAGTTCCACTCATTAAGGCTTTTTCAGCAAATACATCCATAGCATGAGATGATAGTCCTGTTTTTTCTGATATTTCTGCAAATTCTGCGGCAAATTCACCTGAAAACTTTACAGATGTTCCAAATAACTTATTTAGTTGAACTTGTGCCTTTACTACATCTTGAGATGATACTAATAAGTCTCCTGACATAGAGGCAGCATCAGCCATTTCTGCATTTAATTCTCTTGCTTCTGCAGCTGATATTCCTAGTGATTTTGCTGTTGTTCCTGATGCAGAGTCAATAACCTTCAAGGCATTTACAGCTTCTATTATTAAACCAACAGGTCCAAGAGCTTTAGTAAGCATTGGTCCTATAGATTTCAATCCGGCCATGAATGGAGCTATAGATTTAGTTAACCCTAAAGTTTTTGCTTTTGCAGCGGCTGATGCTCCTTGGAGCATTTTTCCATTTTTGCCTATTAATTTTCCTTCTAATCCTAAGGATTTTATTTTATCAGCATCTAAGCCTTTTCCTGTTTTTAAAGCTTTTAGGTTTTCTTTACTAAGTTTTTTAGTAGTACCAAAATTTTCTAAATTAAACTGAGCTTGTTTTCTAGCTGCTTCTGAAGCTTCTTCAAAAGGACCACTAAACTTACTTAAACCTGGAATAGCTTTTGAAATTTCAGATAACCCCCCAAAACTCTTAACCCCAAAACTCTTACTTATTGTTTGAGAATTTTTTGCTACTTTTTTTAGTTGATTTTGAAGATTTTTAGCTTCTGTAACTTGAGCAGCAATTGATTGAGCTATATCAGCATTTAATTTAGCATCAGTAGCTGTACCATCATTAATAGAATCTAATAATTGTTCCCTTTGTTGAGATAAAAGAAGTATATTTTTAGTTAAAGTTTGTTGTTGTTTTGCAATTTTAACATTGGTCTCAGTAAGACCTAATTGATCTTTACTAACAGAATAAGCATCGTTTGCTATTTTAGTAACAGATGCACTTAAATCTTTAATTTGTTTTCTTTGAACTATTTCAAAACTCATGTTCTTTACCTGATCTGCAAGAACATTATTTAAATTTTGTTGATCTGTAAGTACATCAGAATTAATACCTCTTCTTTCCGCTAAAAGATCAATAATTTGTTCTTCTAGGGTTTTAGTCTGAGACATCTCATTATTGAGATCTTTTTGATTTTGAATATCTTTCTGATCAGCCATTTAAACTATGTTTTATTATAAATATTAGAAGGCATCATTTTTTTGATGCCTTCGTAACATAATTGGGGGAAGTTGGTTTTGATCGTAAAGCTTCTTTAGGAATTTTATCTTTTGTAGAACTATTTAAATCAAAATTAGTTCCCTTTCCTTTAGAAGCATTTTTCATTGCTTCTGCTTCTGCAGATCTTGCTTCATAGATCTGTTGGTACGTAAATCTTCGCAACCATATAGGCATACTGTAAACAGTATTCCAATCGTAACCACCCTGCCCATAATAAACTATGTCATGGATGGTTTTGAAGAGATTGATCCTATAAGTCGCTGTCAGGCCAAAAAAAGTTGACGGTCATCGGAAGGGTAACATCCCTTTCGCTGCCGTCACTACTCACGTGGTTAAAGGTTAAATCAATATCAGGTTGGAATGTTTTTACATGCTCTCTAAATGCTCTAGAGTCTCTAGCCAACATATAATTATCTACAAATTCTCTAATAATTTTTACTTCACTATCCCCATTTATAGATGTAATCATATGTTTTAAACGAGTTGATAACTCAGGAGATGATTTTTTATCTAATTTTTTTAAACCTTTTACTTCAGATTTAATTGCTCTGTCATCTCTATTATTTAATAGTTTAAAAGTAATCTCAGCTTTAGAGTGAGGTAAAGTAAATGAAAATTGGTTAGTATTTTTTTCAATTAATTCACTTTCATTAATCCATCGTTGTTCTAATTCTGATAGGTCTACTGTTACTGTTTCATTTTCATAAGAAAATGTATAATCTTTACCATATCCTAAAACTCTAGCAGCAACCATAATTGAATTTTTGTCTCCAACTACTAAATCATCATAATTAATTTTTGTTACAATTAATGCCTTTAATAGTCTATCAATAACAGTTCCATCTTTAATGTAGTTTTGATTTGTAAGGATGTCTTCTTCTTTTGCTGTCATATATTTCATCTCAATGACCCCAGAAGATAAAGGATTGTCTTTAGGATAGACTAAACCTTTTGAAGGTAATTCTACTTGTTCAGTAGGAAATTTTAATTCTTGCATATAAATTTTATTTAGTTATAACTTAATTGTCATGTATACATACATAATGTAAAAAAAAGCTTGACCGAAGCCAAGCTATTTTTAAAAAAATATTTATTCTTATTAGAAATTTAACACGCAGTAATCCATTCCAATTGTTAAATCAATGTTTTGTGCTTCACCATCAGAATCCCAGTTCATATCAGCAAATGAACCGTCTTTGATAAATGCACCTTTAATAATCCATTCTGAAACTACATCACCTACGGGACCTAATACATCAATAGTTAAGTCTTTCTTGTAGAAATCAGAGTAACCAGCTCTACCAGTTACTGATTCATAATGTAATCTAACCCATTCCATCACTGCTTGAGCACCAGAAGGAGTAATTGGATCAAATAATTGCATTGTAATGTCATTCCATCTTAATTTACCTTTTACTTTTCTATAAGTATTGATATGATTAAGTACAATTTCATCTTGTGCGAATCCTAATCCACTTACACCTTTAATGATATATGATGGGAATCCGTCAACATACATCACAAATCTATTTGCTACCTTTGGTTCAAATGCTGTGAAAAATATTTCGTTTGGATCTAATACTGCCATTTTATGTTTGTTTTATTTTTTTATTCAGTTATAAATATTATATTCTCTAATTCTTATGCAGGAAATTCAGCTCCTGTTGGTAGAATATTGAAATCTAGGTAAATAAATTCTGCCGTTTTAGTTGGTTGAATGTATATAGCACCTCTTAATTCATTTCTATCAATTACATCGGGTCCATTATTTGAATCGTTCATTACAACTTTAAACGCGTATAAACCTTGTCTTTGTTGTACTGATTCTAAATATGGGTTAACCTGACTTAAGAATATATTTCTTGTAGCTGCTGTATTTTGTTCAAATACTAAGTTATCAGATATCTGTGAAATATAATTTTTAAGTGCGATTAATAATCTTCTAACATTTACTCTATCTAAAGCACTTGCTTGATTTTGTAATGTTTTCTGACCAAATACTACAACTCCTCTACCTGGGAATGTTGCTATTGGGTTAACTTTACCTGTGTATAATGTATCTCTATTAGCTTGGGTTAATTTTCTTTCAGCTTGAAGTACTTGACCTAATCCACCTCTATTAATACCTGCTGGTGCAAACCATGCTTCTGCTGTTCTATCATTATTAGCATACACACCTGGAATTAATGTTGAAGCTGGAACCCAAACTCTTTGTCCTGAATCTGGATCAGTTACCATACACCAT